ATAGGAGATACAAAATGGCCTTTAAAGTAGCGTCAGGTTATCAAAACCTACCTAATGGTAATTTCTCTCCAGTCATTTATAGTCAAAAGGTTCAGCAAGCATTTCGTAAGAGTTCTGTTTCTGAATCAGTTACTAATAGTGACTATTTTGGAGAAATTGCAAACTTTGGTGACACAGTTCGTATCATCAAAGAGCCTGAAATAACTGTTAAAGAATATGCTAGAGGTACTCAAATCGTTCCACAAGATTTAGACGATGAGGATTTCAGCTTAGTAGTAGATCAGGCAAATTACTTTGCTTTTAAAGTAGATGACATTGAAGAAGCTCATTCTCATGTTAACTTTGAAAGC